CCTAAGCTATTTTTTGAGTTTAAAAATTGAAATGCGCTGATTGCAATAGTGATCAGGCATTTTTTGTTTATCAGTGCAAGGTACCGAGGTGCGCGGATTGCTGGGAGAAGATAGCTCATGAATCAGAAACGTTTCGGAAAAATTATCACGCGTTAACTCATCAATCCGAGAATACACCACCGGGAGATTGGCGTCCGCTCGGCAACGGATGTTTTAGGAAATCGAAGTTTGGGAACACATGAAAAAATTATCAATTAAAGACAGTAAATTTTTAGATACCCTTCTAGCCACCGGAAACCTTTCTGAGGCCGCAAAGGCAGCAGGAAGCAAGGGAAAGGACGTTCATTCTCTTTCCACCCGTGGCGGCCAAATATTGAAAAGGCTTGAGGTTACGCTTGATGAGCTGATGGATTTGCACGGCCTCACCACTTCAAAGCTCGTTAAAAAACTTAACGAGGGGCTTGACGCAACCAAGGTGATCTCTTGCAATATCATTGCAAAAGATGGTGAGGGCATGGCAGACGCTCACAGCATGACCAAGGATTTTATTGACATTGAAGACTACCCCACCAGGCACAAATATATTGAGCTTGCTTTTAAGGTGAGAGGGTTGTTGAGGGATAAATTTGAGGTTGATGAGAGCCAGCTTGATGAATTGATCAGTGCATTAAAGCAGGGGCCGGTCAAAAATAAAGTTGAAGAATGATAAACCCATACGGGGAGAAGGCATTCAGATTTATTACCAATCCGATTGAGGATGACGCAAAGATAAACATCCTGCACGGGTCGGTTAGATCAAGTAAAACCTGGGCAATGCACCCGAAGATTTTACAACTGGTTAAGCACTTCGCAAAAGTCCAGGGTATGGGCGTTATCACCGGAGTAAGCAAAGAGGCTATACATGATAATGTGCTTAGAGACCTGTTCAACATTATCGGTGAAAAAAACTACAGCTACAACCGGCAAACCGGCGATTTACGGTTATTCACCGAGCCGAACATTAAAGTTATCGGCGCGAAAGATGAAGGCTCCGAGAAGTACATCCGGGGCAAAACTGTCAAATGGGCCTATGGAGACGAATTAACATTGATGCCTGAATCTTTCTTTCATCAACTTTTAAACAGAATGTCACCCCCTGGGGCGCGTTTCTACGGAACAACGAACCCCGATTCACCATATCACCATCTATACACTGATTTCATCAACGACAAAAAAAAGCTGGATTCCGGGCTGGTGAGGTCAATTCATTTCTGTCTTGATGATAACCCCAACATAACCGAGGAATACAAAAACTTCATCAAAGCTTCTCATTCAGGCGTGTTCTTTCAGAGGGCAGTCGAGGGCAAATGGGTTGTTGCCGAGGGCGCAATATACCGGGATTCATGGAGTGATGACTTGATTTACACCGATGATGACAGGCCGGTTGATTTATACGTTCGAAGTGTTGAACGCATTATCGGCATTGATTATGGCACCGCCAACGCTCAAGTGTATCTCGATATTCTCGATGATGGCAAAACGCTTTGGATTGATAATGAGTATTACTGGGATTCGCAAAAAGAAGCGAGACAAAAAAACCGATAGCGAATACGCTGACGATTTAGAAAAGTTTATTTCCAGGGGAGAGGGGAAACCAACACAATGGGCGCAGACTGTCCTTGATCCGTCAGCGGCTTCTTTTGAGGCTGAACTTATTAACCGTGGCATTCCGGTATTGCCGGCAGACAATGAAGTGCTTGACGGCATACGGATGGTGGCCTCAATGCTTAAGCTCAAGATGATACGGATCCATGCGCGGTGTCAACACCTGATTGAAGAGTTGCAGAATTATTCCTGGGATGAAAAGGCTTGCGCGCGGGGTGATGAAAAGCCGGTCAAAGAGAAAGATCACTGCTTAACCGGGGATATGGTTGTTGAGACTTCAAAAGGTTCTTTTCCTATTAAAGAGCTTGTTGGTAAAGAGGGTGAAGTTTGGAGCATACAGAACGGGAATCCAGTTAAATCAAGATTTTATCATGTGAGAAAGACCAGAGAAAACTCGCAGATTTTAAAAATCAATTTATCCGATGGAAGGTTTATTCGGGCAACAGAAGATCATTTGTTTTTAACTGATGATTACAAATGGGTACCTGCTCAAAACATAGGGAAGGGCGTTTCTATATCAGATGTTTCATGGGCAATAATAAATGAAAGGGAAGAATGGAAGCAAACTCAAAACATCAATGTTTTAACGGCCATAAATTCACCCGCGATGACAAAACCGGATATTACCTTTCAACCAAACGAATTGGCGTATCAAGCCGCAGGGTTAGATTGCACAGGTATGTTTATGAGTTCCTTCATGGCGAGCAACCTAAAAATTTTCACATCCATCACCGAGACCTTAATAAATCAAATAACGAAGTTGGAAACTTGGAAAGAAAAACTCCAACTGAGCACAATAAAACTCATTGGGAAGTTGATCGAGAAAAACACTTGCAGGCAAGCAGAAAAAACATTGAGATCGCAAGGATTGAGGCTATCCAGTGGCACAAATCACCAGAAGGCCGTGAATGGCATAGCGAACACGCAAAGCAGCAGTATCAAAATCTACAGCCAAAGCAATGCGCTTGTTTGCAGTGTGGCGAGGAATATATTCGAGAAAAGCCGGTGGGGTTGGGAAAGTTTTGCTCTAATGCTTGTAAGTCTGCTTTTCGGAGAGACTCTAAAAAAGATGACGTTACGAGAAAATGCCGAGCTTGCGGCAAAGAATTTACCGTCAATAAGTACAGCAAAACACAACATTGTTCAAGGAGTTGCAGTCGAAAGCGTTCAAGCTGATGGCATTGAAGATGTTTATAATTTGGAGGTTGAAGGAACTCATTGTTTTGCGGTGCAGGGCGGTTTGATTGTTCATAACTGCCCGGACGCTCTTCGCTACGCTGTAAAGACGAAGATACCAGAGTGGCGGTTAGCCGCTTAAAGAAAAGGAAACTTTGAAAGGAAAGGAAAGAAAAGGAATGTTCGATAAACACATAAAGAAAACCATTTTTACATTGTGCGTTGACAATTACGCACCGGAGATAACAGCGTTGACGTACCCGTTGATTAAGAGGTACGCACAGAAGATCGGGGCTGACTTTCACGTTATCACCGAACGAAAATATCCTGAGTTTGCTCCGGTATATGAGAAGGTTCAGATTTACGACCTGGCTCAGCAGATGGAAAACACCTGGAACATTTATATTGATTCTGACGCGCTGGTTCATCCGGACACGCCGGATTGGACGCAGTTTATACCGCTGGACACCGTGGCGCATAACGGCAGGGATATGGCCCCGATCCGGTGGAAGTTTGACAGGTTCTTTCAGCGGGACGGTCGCAAGATTGGAAGTTGCAACTGGATGACATTCGGAAGTTACCAGTGTATTGAGCTGTGGAAGCCGCTCGATGATTTAACCCAGGAAGAGGCTCTTGAAAACATTAACCCGATTGTGCATGAGCTTAACACCGTGGTTGATAGAAAGCACCTGATTGATGATTACACGCTGTCAAGGAATATCGCAAAGTATGGCTTGAAGTTCACTACGTTAAGAGACATCTTCCAGCCGTGGGGCTTTCAGGACGGAAACTGGTTCTGGCACCAGTATACCCACCCAGGAGAAGTGAAAGTTGTCATGATGCGCCAACAGTTGATTAATTGGGGAATAGTTAAGCCAGACTATTTTGGAAATAATCAAAAATTAGTGAGTGAAATTAAAAATGATTGTTTACAAAATACAAAATAAAATAAACGGCAAAATTTACATTGGGCAAACAATAAAAACTCTTGATGAAAGAATGAAGGGGCATCTTTTAAAGAAAAACAATCATGCCATTCACAGGGCAATCAAAAAATATGGGATAGAAAATTTCAACTTTGAAACGATGGCATATTGTGACACAAGAAAACATCTTAATTTTCTGGAAAAGTTTTACATTGGTCTTTATCAATGTAAATCACCGAATGGTTATAACTTAACCGATGGCGGTGAGGGAACGTCTGTGCATAAATTTATTGATACTAAAAAATTTACAGAAAACAGGAAACAATGTTGGAGAAACCCAAAGTATCGGGAAAACATGGCTAAGAAACATTGGTCTAAGTTTCCAGAAAAGTTAGAAGCAGTAAAAAATAAAATATCAAAATTCACAAAAAAAATGCACGAGGACGGAATTTTAGGTGGTTATCGTGGTGGTGGAATAAAAACAGAAGAATCAAGAGCGAAGGCTTCCGCTTCTGCAAAGAAAAAATGGAGCGACCCAAAATATCGTATCAAAATGTCCGCCAAGGCGCATCAGGCTTTGAAATTCCTGTTCGATGAAGTCGTGCCCAACGAACTTGAAGCGCCCATGCCGGAAGCGCTGGAAGCTGCCCGCGCAA